TACCGTCTGAATGGCAGTGACAATGGTGGTGAAGGTATTGGAAATAGACGTCCAAGTGTTGACGAAAAAGTCCCGGATTCCGGTAACAATTCCCGTGAAAAAGGAAGCGATGCTGTTCCATGTATCCACGAAAAATGTTTTGATGGAAGTCCAGACTTCGTTCCAGCTTGTTCCGAACCATCCCAGCACCACATCTGCAATGCCTTTCAGAGTATTCATGATATTGCGGAACGTGTTGACAATGAAGTCCCAGATAGATGTGAAGATGCCTTTGATGCCATTCCAGCACTGTTCCCAGTCACCAGTAAACAGACCAATCAGCACGTCCAGCTGCCCCATAAGAACACCAGTATACACTGAAAAGATGTTGGAGATATTCTGAAAGACACCTTCAAAAATAGGAGCCAGCAGATTGCACAACCCATCCCACGCTGCTTTCAGCACATCGGTGAAACTCTCAAAGTTGAATCCCAGATCATTTAACCGATCAGTGATGCCCTGTGTCAATCCGGTAAAGGTGCTTTTGATTTGTTCCCAGATGGCGATGATATTGCTTTTGAATTCGTCATTGGTTTTCCAGAGATGCACAAAGGCAGCCACCAGAGCGGCAACAGCTGCGATAATGGCAAGCAGCGGACCAAGTGACACACCCAACGCTCCGGTAATGGCTCCAATGCCACTCTGCACAGCCGAGAAAAGGGCAGGCAGTTTGGACACTGCGGAAAAGACTGTTCCCACGCTGGAGATGGTCTTTCCAAGCACCACCAGCATCGGACCCAGAGCAGCAGCTATCAGTGCAATTTTCGCAATGGTTTCTTTTGTCTGTGGGTCTAATTGGTTCAGCTTGTCCACCAGTTCCTGAATACGGGAAACAATGGAGCGAATAGTGGGCATCAGAATGTCAGAAAAGGAAATCGCCAGTTCTTCCAGCTGGGACTTCAAGATGGTCACTTGTCCGGCAAGGTTATCCTGCATGACCGCTGCCATTTTTTCGGTCGTACCATTGTAACCGTCTACTGTATCCGAACAGGTGTCAATGGCATTGGACAGTTTTTCAAAATCCGCTGGAGAACCGTTGATGATCGCCAGCATACCGGACATGGCCTCTTTGCCAAACAGTGAGGCAGCAGCCTGTGCCTGTTCTGCCTCAGAAAGACCGCCTAATTTCTGTCGGAGTTGTTCCATGAGTTCCCGCAGAGAATACATTTTGCCGGAACTATCTGTCAGAGAAATGCCGTACTGTTCCATGGCAGATGCCACCGTATCTGTCGGCTTTGCCAAATTGGTAATGGCGGAACGCAGTGCTGTACCAGCCTGTGAGGATTTTATACCGGCGTTTGCCATCAGTCCGATGGCAATAGCGGAATCTTCAGCGGAATAGCCCAAGGAACCCAGCACCGGAGCGGCATACTTGAAAGTTTCGCCCATCATGCTGACGTTGGTGTTGGCGTTGGAACTTGCCGCTGCCAGAATATCTGCAAAGTGTCCGCTGTCCGAAGCAGACAAACCGAAAGCAGTCAGAGCGTCTGTGACAATGTCCGAAGTAGATGCCAAGTCTTCCCCGGAAGCGGCAGCAAGATTCATTATACCTTCAATACCGCTGAGCATATCGTTGGTTTTCCAGCCTGCCATCGCCATGTAGTTCATAGCATCCGCAGCCTCACTTGCAGAGAACTTTGTTTTGCTGCCCATTTCACGGGCTTTTTCCCGGAGAGCATCCATCTCTGAACCGGTCGCCCCCGAAACAGCTGCTACCTTTGACATGGCAGAATCGAAATCCGCACCAGTTTTCACGGCAATGGTTCCCAGAGCCGTGACACCAGCTGTGACTGGCAGCAGCTTTTGTCCCACACCGGAAATTTTGTCCCCGGCGGACTGCAGCGTTTCACCCAGAACGCCCATCTTTTCCAAGGCGGTGTGAGAATTGTTTGCTTCTGTGGTCAGGCGTTTCAGTTCGTTTTCGGTTTCGATGATCTCACGCTGTAAGGCATCATACTGCTGCTGTGAAATTTCACCATTTGCAAGAGCGGTATTTGCCTGTTCTGCAGCAGTTTTCAGCACTTCCAGCTTTTCTTTGGTAGCTGTCACCGCATCGGCGAGGAGCTTATGCTTCTGCGAGAGCAGTTCCGTGTTGGAAGGATCGAGTTTCAGCAGTTTCTGGACATCTTTCAGCTGTGTCTGCGTACCCTTGATGTCCTTGTTGACACCTTCCAGTGCTTTTGACAGCTTGGTGGTATCGCCGCCGATTTCTACGGTAATGCCTTTGATTCTATTAGCCATACAATCTCACCCCCCTTATCAAAATTTATCAAAGTCACTCTGATCCGCTAACATATGATATTTGTATTCGTCATTTTCCCGTTCGGTGAACATATCATTCACCAGACCAATGGTCAA